ACATATCGACGGATCACGCGCCGGTTTCTCGGCACCCAGGCAGATATTGTAGGGGACGAGAGCGTCGAGGCGGTACGCCTGGCTCAAGCTGCGGGGCTGAATCTCAAGCGGACGCTGACGCCGACGCAGGCAAAGAAGGTGGCTGAGGATCTCCTCATCGACGGGGCCACGGCCGGCAACCACTTCAACCGTCAGGGGCGCAGCGCCAGGGATGAACTGGTGCGCCGCCTGCGCCAGACCGTAGCAGCAGACGGCACCTTGACCGACATGGTCCGCTCGATCCGTGGGGAGAAGGCGCTGCAGTATACCAACGGCATGTTTCGGACCTTTGAGCGGCACGCACAGGCGACGATTGTCACCGGCATGTCCGGCGCCTCGAACGCGGCCCGTTACGAGACCTACGTCGCCAATGACGACGTGGTGACGATGATTCAGGCGATCAATCCCCTGGACGGGCGCACGTCGGACATCTGCAGGGCTCGAGCCGGCCGGACATGGGCACTTCGGAGTGGCCGGGCCGTAGGTCACGGGACAGAGTCGTTCCCAGGCCCGCCGCCCTGGCACATCCGCTGCCGGACGACGCTGGTCCCTCTCGGCCGGCAGGACAACCCGGTCAGGGGCCGGACGTTTGGCGGCTTGTTGGACTCGATGTCCGAGCCGCAGCAGAAGGAGATGCTCGGCCCCGGGAAGTTTGAACTCTGGCGCAAGGGCGACATCGCCATGGCCGATCTCATCGACCAATCAGGTCGCCCGCTCACAGTGGCCCAACTCCGCGAAAGGAGCACGTAGATGGCCCTGAAAAACACGCTCGACAAGCTCGAGGACGTGGACGAGAGATACCGCAGCCTCTACACCGAGAAGGACGGCAAGTTCGAGATCGACCCGGCCCTCCGGGCAGAGGCAGATCCCGACATCGACAAACTGGCCGAGTTTCGAGAGAACAACAAGGCCCTCTATGACGCCAACGCTGCGAAGGACAAGGAGATCGCGGACCTGAAGGCGGCAGCAGCGCAAACAGCGGAGAAGCAGAATAAAGCCGCCGCTGCAGCTCGCAAGACCGACAGCGAGCGCATCGCGGATCTGGAGAAGGCCAACGCCTCGGCCCAGGAGGCAGCGGAGAAGTCGGCGCAGGAGGCGGAACGCACGAAGCTGCGCTCCCTCATCCAGAGCACTGGCGCGGCGCAGGGGGTGGAAAAGACCGCCCTCGAGGACTTCGCCGACATCATGGTGGATCGGTTTTCTGCCGGGGAGGGCGGCACTTATACGCTGTCTCTGGGTGGGGACACTGTCATGTCACCGGAAAAGGCGGGCAAAGTGGCCGACGTGGCCGAGGCTGTCGGCGTCTACCTGGGCACGGATGCCGGGAGGCACTGGCTCGCCCCGAGCGGAGGCGATGGCGCTGGCGGCGATGGAGGTGCCGGGGGTGGTATCAGGACGATCTCGAAGGAGGAGGCCGAGACGAACTGGTCGAATTACGAGAAGGACATTGCCACCGGTAAGGTCGTCGTCAAGTAGGCGCAGCCTCATACTCGCCACATACTCGCCATACTCGCCAACCGTAGAGGCTGGCGAGTATGTGGCGAGCATGGCGAGTATGGGCGCCTGGTGCCCCATATTGGTCTTTGAAGCGCGAAGATGCCCCTTCAGCACCGAAGATGCCCCTCTCGCAGGATAGGGCATCTTCGGCATCTTCGGCATCTTCGGAGGCCAAGGCGGTGAAAGGGCGCCGGGGCCCAGTCGCGTCTGGTGCCCCATATACGTCACAGAAATCACAGAAAACACTCAGAGAGCCCTATTTCTGTGATTTCTGTGACGCCTTCTGTCCGGGGCCGATAGAACCCCGCCGGGGGCCGCCTCGCAGAAAGCCCTTGACGACGTAACACGGGCGCAGTATACTACGCCTCAGACACAGCAGGACCGCAAAAAAAAGAACGAGGTGCCCTACCACTGAGTGATAGAGGCGTCTCGTTTTTTCTGTTTCGGTCAAAGAACTCGCCACGTTGGAGCCTCGCTCGAGGCGAACGCTCCCTGCCCCCGAGGGGCGGTATACGGCGAGCCGAACCACTGCTTGATACAGTCCGTGCTGGCCGCTGACCCCCGAGGGGCTGGCGCCCTTGCCCGAGGCAAGCAGAGCCACGGCTCAACCGACACCGCAACCACCGCAGGGAGATATCCGTGGCTAACACACTCAACATCCCCAAAATCATCGCCCGTGGTCTGCCCACGCTGCGCGAAAACGCCGTCACCCCTCGCCTCATCACCGACTACAGCTTCATGCTGGGCGGCCCGGGGAGCAAGGGCAACGTCCTGACGATCCCGACCGGCGCCACGCAGGCGACGGCGACGATCACCCCGAGCAACACGCCCCCTTCCAATATCGACCATGCGGCGGGCAGTAAGACGCTGACGATCGACACCCACGAGGGGACGTACTTCCACCTGACCGATCAGGAAACCACGCAGATCGACAAGGATCAGTCCTTCGTCCCTCTGCAGATGTCCGAGGCGTTCAAGTCGATTGCCAACAGCATCGACGCCAACGTTTTGGCGCTGTACAAGGATGTCTACGCTGCTTCGGGGACGTTCGGCACCACGCCGTTCGCTTCCAATCTGGCCGCGTGGACGGGGTCCGGCGCACGCAAGCTCCTGATCGACCAGCTGTCACCGCTCGGCCCGTGGAACGTCGTGCTCGACCCGGCCGCAGAGGGCAACCTCATGGGGCTGAGCCAGGTGCAGGCGGCCAACACCCGCGGCGACGACACCACGATGCGAACCGGCCAGATCGGTAGCGTTTTGGGCGCGACCTGGCACGTAAACCAGAGCGTCCCGACGCATACCTGCGGGACACTGACCGACGGCACCGGGATGCTCGCCCTGGTGAACGACGCATCGTATACCGTGGGCGAGAGCACCGTCAACGTGGACGCGACATCCCTCAGCGGGGCGGTGGCAATCGGCGACATCTTCACCGTGGCCGGTGATACGCAGCAGTATGTCATCACCGCCGTTGGGACGGCGTCCGGCAACGCGCTCGCGGGCATGGCTTTTACACCGACCTCTCAGGTGGCATGGGCTGATAACGCGCAAGTGACCTTCAAGGACGGCGCCACCAGCAACCCGAATCACACGCCCAACCTGGCGTTCCACCCGGGTGCGTTCGGCATCGCCTTTGCTCGTCCCGAAGGCGAAAGCCTGAACCCTGAGAACGAGATGGTGGTGACCGACGAGGTCAGCGGCATCCCAATCCGGGTCAAGGTTACCGAGGAGTATTACCAGCGGACCTATCGTCTCGACGTGATGTACGGCGTCAAGACGATCCGGCCCGAGTATGCGGCGCGGATCGCCGGCTGAACCTCGGACAGGCTGACGATCTACACCCGAGGGAGGGGCTACGGCCCCTCCCTCACAAACAGCCCGAAGGGAACCCCCATGACTGAGATGGCCGACAACGTCCCCGCCACAGTGTTCGTGAGCGGCAACGACGGCAAGACGAGCAAGATCCCCGCGACGGCGTACAACCCTGCCATCCACCGACCTGCCCGAGCCTGCACGACCGTTGAGGTGCGTGACAAGAGGGCCAGGAAGGGCGGGGCTTATGTCATCAACGCCGCGGACTTCGACGCCAAGCGGCATGTCCGAGCCAGCGAGGTTGCCAGTGTCCAAAATCCCGACCAGTGAGGTAGTCCGCCGCTCTGAGGGCGACGTGGTGAAAGTTAATACGCATGAAATCGACGGCAGCGTCCACACGGTTCACAACATGAGCCGGGCACGACGAGGGCGCAGCCCTCTCCGCTCGGCGCCCCGCGACCAGGGGACACCCTTTGAGTTTCGCGGACGAGTCGGATAATGGCGATCACCCTGTCAACAGACGGCTACTGCGAGGCTTCCGACGTTGCTGCTCTCCTGCAGTCGCTGACCATCGACTCCAGCTCCGACCCTTCGACGACCGAGGTCGAGGGGTTCATCACGGAGTATTTCGGTGAGCTGGGCGGGATGCTGGTGGGGTCGAACTACGTGCATCCGGTGAGTCAGTCCGGCGGCTCGCTCACCGTATCCGGCGGCGGGTCCATCGTGACCAAGGACGCCGCCTACGCCGGCAACACCTGGCTGACGTTCCAGGGCTCCGGCGGGACGATCTCGGGGATCGTGCGCCAGGGCGACTTCTTCACCCTCGGCGCCGCGCAGAGATACAGCGTTTTGCGATGGGCCGAGGTCAGCGATGGCGGCGATATGGCGGTGGAGTTTGCGCCTGGCCTCGAGGCAGACGCATCGGCAGGCAGCACAGTGACATACACCAGCGGGGCCGGAGCCGCCAACGTGCTGAAGCACCTGAACGCCTTGGGCGTGGCGGTCAAGACGGTCATGGCCGCGTATGGCCCCGACGCCGACGAGGCAATCCTCGGCCCTGTGCGGGACGAGCGGGACCGTCTGTACGGCGGCATCAAGGACCGATCCATCATCCTGCTCGGAGCTGATCGTATGGAGACGACCCGCACAGCGGGCACGGCGAAACTGATGAGAGCATGACGACAAAAAAGGAAGCACCAGAAGCACCGGAAGCACCGGCCCCGGTATACTGCACGCTGGGCGATCTGGTCGGCACGCCCAACCCTCGCGGCGGCGTGGTCACCCGCGTTGTCGAGGCCGACAACGTCCAGATCATCGCGGCGGCAGCGGCGGTCACGAAGGCCCTGTCCGAGCATCCCGATGCCACCAGCAAGGTCGCTCTCGTCGCGGCCCGGTGGGCGAATGTCGTCGGAGCCGTTGACCTGATATGCCTGGGCGAGCCTGGCTGGGCCACCGGCCTGGCGTTGTCTGCACTGCAGCCGGTCGAGGTCGAGGACGCGGCCGAGGACGAAGATGGCGCGTAGTCCTCTACAGATCACCATC